ATAATTTATCTCAGTGGTTTAAATGCTGACATCAAAAAAGAAGTAGTTAACAGACAGATTTTCAAATCATTACAAACTGTAGAAAATCATTTATCTAAATTTAGAAAAGAAAAAATACTGGTAGGAAATGAAGTTCAACTTAAATTTCCTATTAGTAAATCAAGAGAAACATCAATAAAATTAAATTTAAAAATAGGTGCAAGTCCGCAAAATAGCTAAAGATACTCTAAAGGATTTCCCTGAATTAATTAAAAATGGTTATAGTGAAAATGACATAAGTAGAGTTTGGGATTCCTATGAAGAAGAAATGAATCAATTTTTATTAAAGCCTTCAAAACCTTATTATAAATTTTTTGGTTCTTTCTACTTTACTTTGCATGTAAACAAAATAAAAAAAGTATTATGTCATCAACGAGATTATTTACTCAAAGAACATAAACTAATTCAACCTGATTATCAGAAACAAATACATAGACTAACTAAAATAAAAGATATTTTACTACAAAAAAAGAGTCAATACTTAGAAACTATTTATTATTTAGATGGGTGGAATACAGACAAAGCTGAAAAAAGTAGAGAAAATTTACAAATAGGAGTACAAAAAGTAGAAGACTTAATTACAGAATGTGATTTATTAATTAAATGTTATGATGAAAGAATTATTGCCAGAAATCTGGAAGAACAAAATGCAGATAGCTGAAGGGATTAAAAACCTTGCTTTTAAAAAAGAGCATATTGAACAATTAGCTCAACATAGAAAAGAAATCTGTAAAACCTGTATTTGGTTTAATCAAAATCAAAAAGGTAAATCCCTGCAAGAACTTCCAGAAGTAATTACTAAATTAAAATCAGAGGAATGGTTAGGTCAAGTTCTTAATACAAAAAATGATAAATGTATTCATTGTGGTTGTGGATTAGGAGAACATTCTATGAAACTTAGATGCCTGTCATGCAGATGTCCAGTTGGGAAATGGCAAGCAGTGACATCTACTCAAGAACAACAAGAAATAGAAAAAATTATAGATAATGAAAGCTAAAGTAATAACACAGCTAAGTAAATGTCATATGGCTGAAAAATCCTTTGTGTACATTACTTATGGTTCAAGAGAACATGATATTTTCATCACTAAAGTAACAAAAAAAGGGATGGAAGAAATCATCGAGTTTGTAGGAGATAATGAATTAAAACTTCCTGTAGGTGCAGAGTTTTTCATTGGTAAAGCAAATGATAAAAAACTAAAAATGAAAGTAATATGATTACTAAATCTACCAAACAGAAAATGAAGCAAATTCTTCAAAAAGAAGAAAAGTCTGTGTTTTTAAATGATATTAAAGATGCTAAAAAATCAAATGACCAAAAACAAGCTGAACAAGCTATAAAGAATTATAACTCATGGAAGAAAAGTTAGGCAATAGTTTACTTTTACCTAAGATTTACATAAATAAGAAACATGTATTTTAAACAATCAACACATCAATATATCATAAATGATAAACCCTACACTTCTTTTAGTTCTATAATTAAACTTGTAGAACCCGAAAAAGATTGGGATGATATAGCAGCTAAATATGCTAAGAAACATTCTACTAGAAAAGAACCTCTTACTACTGAGGATGTTAAGAAAAAATGGGCAGAAGAAGGAAGAGTGGCAAGAGAAAAAGGAACAATGTTTCATTCTTTAAAAGAAGATGAAGATAAAGCCATCAAAGATAAACCAGTATATTTTACTGATTTTGAAGGAGACATAAAACCCATCAGAAGTTTAGAAACACTTGAAGATGGAATTTATCCAGAGTTATGTCTCTACAATAATGAGTTCCAAGCCTGCGGAATGACTGATAGATGTATTATAGAAACTATAGATGGGGTCAGATATATAGATTTAGAAGATTTTAAGACCTCGAAGACTATTGATTTAGAAAGTTTTTATGATACACGTAATCAAAAATATGCTACCTTGAATGCTCCCCTAAATCATATAATGGACTGTAACTTTATGAAGTATTCTTTACAGCTCTCCATGTATGCATTCTTTTTAGAGAAATATAATTTTACTCCTAGAAATTTGACTATCAATCATTTAGTAATTAAAAAATGGGAAGATGAACCTCCAATTACAGAACCAAAATATAACATCAATTTTGAAAACTCAAAGTATTATGTAGCTGATGAAGTTCTTTATCCAGTAAAATATTTAAAGAAAGAAGTAAAAGCACTCCTTCAATATCACAAATCAAAACAAAGAAAATGAAAAAGTTGATTGATAAATTTATATTTTTCTTTTCTTATAAACATCCTCATTTATGGTTAGAAATAAATGAAATGATTTTTGATGAGATAGAAGACTACAAGAAAAAACAAAAAGAAAAGATGCACAAAAATGTACAGAAACTAATAAAGAAATTAAAATGATTAGTGATTTACTGACAGTAGAAAACAAAAAGGTAAAACCAACCATTCATTGTTATACTATCCCAGAGTTGAAAAACATTATAGATAAGTATGACAAAAGAGCAATAGATATGATTGCCTATGCTTTCTATTACGCTTGTCCTTTTAAATCTATTAATCCTTATGCAGATTTTAGTGATGATGAAAAAGAAGAAGTTTTAAAAAAATCATTTGTCGTTTTTCCAGATAACCCTGATGTACTATTAGCTATAGATGCAATGAAGAAATTGTATGAAACCACTTCTATGAGGTATTTTACAATGAATAAAAAGAATCTGCACGACATTATGGATTATTTGGATTCAACTATTATTACAGATGGTAAGGAAGGTAATTTAGGAGAAAGACTGAAAATAGCTGAAAAATGTGCTAAGATTAAGTTAGAGTTTGATGAACTAGAAAAGAATGTAGAAGCAGAAAGAGGTAAGCTTAGAGCAAAAGGGCAAAGACCAACAGGTAAAGGGGAATTATAATGTTAAAAACTGACCAGGAATATAAAAACCAAATAAAACAAGTTGGAAAGTATAATCTCAAAGACACTCATGAGTGGAGAGAGGGAGCTATATTTTTTAAAGAAAATGGGTATTACACTGATTTAGTAGAAGACACTAAAGATTGGGATGATTTTTGGGACGAAGAAGAGAGAAGAATAATGGAAGGACTTTGGATAGATGAGTTTTATATTCCAGGTCTTTATTATTTTTATTTGAACTACCTCCCTATTTATAGGAAACAAGACAATACTTATGATTTTCCTGATGTGTATGATATGGACTATCATACATTTTTATGTCTAGAGCATGCTGTTTTTCTGAAGTTAGACTTTGCAGTAATGAAGAAACGTCAGGCAGGATTTTCTTTAAAATTTTGTGTCCCATTGATTAGAGAATTATTCTTTTCAAGAGGTTCTCCTAACTATATAGCTACTTATGAAGAAGCTCAAGTATTAAAAGCATGGTCAGAAATTATAGAACCTTATAGAGAACACATTAATAGTTGTACTCCTTGGTATAGAGATTTTAATCCTTCTAAACCTTTAAATTGGAGAGTAGCTAAAGAAGTAATTAATGAATCAGGTAGAAGATTAATTTTAGGTAGAAAGAATACATTGAAAGGTTTAATACTTTCAAAATCCGCATCTAAAGGTGCGGGAGGGGGTGCAAAGTGGGTTTTTGCAGATGAATCTGGTTTAAATCCTGTATTATCTAAATTTAAAGGGTATATTGATTCCATGATGAAATATGGAAATGTCAAGACAGGTACTTTAATAGTATCTGGAGCAGTAGGAGAATTAAAGAATTTAGAGGCAGGATTAAAAGATTATATGACTGATCCTGAAAAACATGGATTTTACTCTGTTGATAATATATTTGATAAAGACAATGAATTTGCTGGAAGAAAATGTGGTTTCTTTGTTCCTGAATCATGGGCTTATTTTGGTATAGATGATGACCCAGAATCAGAATATTTTGGGCAACCTTTTATTGATGAACATGGAAATTCATTTGTTGAAAGAGCAGAAGAGTATATAAAAAAACTAAGGTTAGGTTTAATTCCAGGAAAACCTCAAGAAGCGGATAAATTTAATATTTCACAAGCCCCATTAACATTAGCAGAATGTTTTCAATATAGAGGAGAGAATATTTTTCCATTAGAATTACTAAATCCTCAAATAGAAAAGGTAGAAAGAAGAGAACTTCATGGTGTATATGTAGATTTATATGAAACACAATCTAAAGAAATAAAACACAAAATACTTGATAAATATACTAATAAACCTATACTTGAGCATCCTATAGACCCTAAAAGAAAAGATAAAGAAGGAGTTATTCAAGTGTGGGAATTTCCTCCATCTAATAGAGCAACCTATGGAGTTTATTGGGCAGGAGTGGATATTGTAAAAGATGCAGAATCAATAAATTCTCCCTCTTTAAATGTTATTCATATTTATAAAGGGGCACATGATATGGAGGGAGAATTCAAAGAAAAAATTCTTGTAGCTAAATATATGTCCAGACCAAAGGATAAGATGGAATGGTTTGAAAAAGCTATAATGTTAATGGAGTGGTACAATGCCGAAGCCCTTGTAGAAAATAACGTTAACTGGTTCATAGAAGAAGCTATCAAGATAAAAAAACAACATAGAATAGCTAAAACTCCTCAATGGGTTAGAGATATGACTCCTCAAGGTACATCTTATCAAACTAAACCTTTTGGAGTAGTAATGACTGCTAAATTAATGGAAAAAATATTAGATGCAATATCTAAATATTTAAAAGAGCCTCTTCATACCGAATATGATGTCAATACTGGAGAACCTACTGTGCATTATGGTATAGAAAGAATTAATGATTTGCAATTATTAAGAGAACTTGTAAATTATAGACCTAAAAAAGAATATGAAAAAGGGAACTATGATAGTTTAATTAGTTTTGGTTTAGCTCTATTACATGCAGAGTATAATGAAGTAAGAGGAATAATTCCTAAAGATATAAAAGAAAATAAAAATTTTAGCCAAAAAAATGCTAAATTAATGTTGAGAAGTAGATTTTCTCATTCAAATCTTAAAAAATTGTTAAATGCCAATAATATACAACAGTAATATATTCGGACAACCTCCTCAAGCTCTACCATCTGATAAAAAAGATGAGTTATGGAAAAGAGCTAATATGGATTGGATGGAACAATTACTAAAAGGATTTCTTCCTGAAAAACGTTCAAGATTAATTAAAAACTATAATGTAGCTCAAGGTGTTATAGATGTTGAAGATTATATTGATACAGATTTAAATGTTTATAAGAATATATTTGATGGAGTAGAAACTGCTATGGAGGATTCCTTATTAGCAGATAGTGATATTTTTGCAGATGACCTTAAATTTTACCCTATTGTTCCAAGTATTATTAATGTATTAACAGGTGAATTACTTAAAAAGTTTGACCACATAAAAGTTAAAGCTGTAGATGAATACTCTGCCAATGAAGCATTAGAGTATAAAAAACAATTAATGCTGCAATATCTTCAGCAAAAAGCTCAAGCTAAAATAGCACAACAACTTGAATCCCAGGGTATTAGTCAAGATAGTCCTGAATTTCAAGAACAAATGCAACAAGCTGTTCAACAAGCAATGTCTATTCCTGAGATTCAGAAATTTATGAATCGTAATTATAAAAATAATTATGAAGAATGGGCTAATAGAATACTGGAGCAATCTGAATTAAAACATCGTTTAAAAGAAAAAGAAATTGAGTTATTTAAACATCAATTAATTGCAGATGAAGCCTACTCAGAAATTAGAATAGATGATAATGATATAGAGGTTATTAATTGGAATCCATATGATACCCTAGTTATTAAACCAAAACATGTCAAATATACTTCTGATGCAGATTTAGTATCAAGGCAATATTGGACTACAATTCATGATGTAGTTTCTAAATATAGAGATAAAATTGATAAAGCTCTTATTGAAAAATATAATACTCCTTTAGGAGTAACTCCTACTTTTTCAGAACGTAGATTACAACCCGATGATAATCAATCTCTTATGTTAAATGAGAAGAAATTGATTGCATTTAAATATATGATGGGAGGTATAGAATTAGATGCATCTTCTAAGGTATTAGTTACTGAAGGATATTGGATGTCTAGAAGAAGACTAGCAAAATTAACTGCCATATATGAAGGAGTTAGAATAGAAAAAATTGTAGATGATACTTTTAAAGTTACTATAAAACCTGTATATGATAAAGACAAAAATTTAATTGCAGGAGAAGAGTTAGAATATTTTTATGCCCCTCAAGTATGGAAAGGAGCTAAATTAAATTTTGCTTATGGTTCAGTACCTAGCACTGTGGTAAATGAGAATGAATATTTAGATAAATCTATTTTTGGTAAAAAAACTGATGACCTCAATGCAGATGTAAGCAGAGGATGGATTTATATAGATGTAGAACCTTTAGAATATCAATTTACAGATGAACATCAACCTTTTAAACCTAAAATTCCTGTAGTAGGGTGTGATGGTTTTGAAAAAAATATGAACGTAGGTAAATTGTCTTTAATAGATAAGACTAAAGCTCTGCAAGTAATGTATAATGGATTCATGAATGAAATAGACAAATTTGCTAAAACAGAGATAGGGTTATTTTATATAATGGATCAGAGATTAATCCCTCAACAATCTCTTGATGGTACATGGGGTAAATATAATTGGTTAAAATTTATCATGACCGCCAAAGATTCTGGATTAGGGGTAGTAGATAATTCTGCTTCTAATTTAGAAGGAAATCCTGCTATGCAGCAACCAAGTGTTGTCAATCTTTTAAATAATGACAGATTTAAATCTCGTATTGAATTAGCTAATTATTGTGAGCAACAAATTATGAAAGTAATTGGTATTTCCCCGCAAAGAATGGGGTCAATCAATTCACAAGAAACTGCAACTGGGGTAAACCAAGCTATAAATAATTCTTATTCTCAAACAGAACTATATTTTTATAATCACACTAATCTCATGAGAGAACTAAAATCCATGATTTTAGATGCTGAGAAATATATAGAATCTAAAAAACCTGTTTCCAGAGTGAACTATCTTAATTCAGATGTAGAAAATGTATTGTTTGAAATAGACACAGAAGACTTATTGCTTAGACGCTTTAATATTTTCTTAACAAATAGTACAGATTCTCAAAGAGTATTAGAACAACTAAGACAATTAGCTATTCAAAATAATACTTCAGGGGCTTCTATGTTAGATTTAGCTACTATTATTGAATCATCTAATGTAAGAGAAATAAAAGATACTTTGGCAGCCTCCTTACAAAACTTCCAAAAACAAGAGGAAGCAAAGAGACAGCATGAACAACAAATGTTACAACAACAATTAGAAGCTCAAGCTGCTGAGAAAGAAAAAGAAAGACAATTTATTGCAGATCAAAACGAAAGAAATCGTTTAAAAGATATGTACATAGCTGATGTAAAAGCTACAGGCATGTCGAGAGAAAATGATATTGACCAATCTGGAATAAATGATGCTTTAGAGGTGTCAAGATTTAATCTTGAACAAGAGAAATCTTATTCTGATATCTTAAATAAAGAGCAAGACAGAAATATGAAACAAAAAGAATATCAATCTAAAGCAGCTATAGAGAAGGAAAAAGTCAATTTGAAAAAACAAGAAATAGCTTCTAAAGAACGAATGAAACAAATGGAAATATCCAGAGACTTGGCTAATCAAAAGAATGATATTTTAGTTGCAAAAGAAAATGCTAAAGGAAGAAATAAAAAATAGAATATTAAGTTATTGTTAAGATATTGATAAAAAATTCTATTTGTAACAATAACTTATTAAATTATAAATGACGAAGAAAAATTTTACAACATGACAGAAATAGAAAAAGTAGGGGATATTTTTAATCCCACTGAAATTGGTTCTTTATTTGAACCAGTCAAACCAGAAGAATTAGAAAAAGTTGCAACTCCTTCAGATAGTTTATTTGAAGAAGAAGAAAAAAAAGAAGAGGAAAAACCATCTATTTTAGATGCTCCTCCTTCTACCCTCTTTGAAGATGATGAACCTCTCTCTGAAGAAGAACAAAGTGCAGCGACAGGAAATAGTTTTGGAAAAGCAATTCAAACTATTTTAAAACATAATGAGGATTTCCAAATCTATGAAGGGGATGACCCTGAAAATTTGGATTATTCAGAGGAACAATTTGCTGATTTGTTTAATCAAAATGTTCAACTAAAAGGAGAGAAAATTGCAGAAGCTGTATTAGAAGAAGCATTATCTCGTCTTAGTCCCACGATGCAGAAGTTAGTTACTGGAGAGTTACAAGGGATTAAAATTGCTGATATTGTAAAAGACTTAGAAGACTATCAAGAAATTGAATCTATTCCTGAAAATCCAACTCCTGAACAAAAGGAGAAAATTGTAAGGAAGTATTACCAACGACAAGCCAAAGATAGAAATAAAGACCAAGAATGGGTAAATAAACAAATAGAGAAAATTATTGATAGAGATGAATTAGATAGTGAGTTTGAGGATGCCAGAGATATTATTTCTCAAGACCTTGATAAAAAGCAAAAAGAGAAAGAGCAAGAGATTATAAAACAAAAGCAGGAAAAAGAACAATTCAAAAGATATCACACTCATTACGTGAGTGAAGCTTTGAAAGAAGAAAATATTTTTGGTTTGAAATTGTCTAAACCTGAGAAAGACCAAGTAGCAACAGTATTATCTTCTTTTGCTGTAAGACCTACAGATAATAAAGAAAAATTAGGATTGACTGCACTGATTGATTCGTATATCAATAGTGATAATCCTAAAGAAACTTATAAGAGATTGGTGTTAATGACTTTAGCTGCTACTGCTCCTGATAAATTAATTCAGAAATTGAGTATTGAATCAGAAAAAAAAGTAACTAGAGAAACTACTCGTCAATTAAAAACAGTATCTAAGGAAGTAACAGCTTTAGAAGGTACTAAAAAACAAACAATTAAGAAACCAGGAAACATTTTCTAATTATGGCAAAAATGACTAAATCCGTAGGTAAAAAAGTATCAACTAAATTACCTGCACCAAAAATGACAAAAAACAAAGCTTCTGTAAAAGGAGGCATGAAAGTAAAAGGCGCATGCTAAAAAATTAAACTATTATTTAAATTATGTCAACACCAAATTTATTACAACAAGGGGTCTTAGTACAAGACAAACAGTACTACAGCCCTAACACCCACATCACAGAAAGCAACTTGTTTGCTGCGGGTATCAGAAAAGAAGTGCCTATGGATGACATGGGACTTGTTAAAACTTGGACTCAAATTTTTAGGAATGTTCAACCTCTCTACAATTTTGACCAAATTGCTAAAACTACTGTATCTGTAGATTCAGATAAAGGTTTTACTTGGTCAACTGCTGTCGCATTGGAAA